GAATTTGATTGATATCGGCGTGAATTCTACTGTGGTAAGAATGTGTAAGTATTGTGTCAATAAATGTTGTACGTGCTTTATTAAACTCTCTAGCTTGCACAACCATTTTAGCTAACGGATGTTTATGTGTAGATAAAAAGTTTTTATCAAACTTTGGTTGCCCGGACTTCTCTGTGCGTTCGTATTTAATATTTAATTTATCAAATGCTTTTGCTACACTTACTGCCGCCCAAATATCAACATCAACACCTGTGTCTTTTTTTATTTGTGATAAAAGTTGTGTTTCTTTTTTTTGTAAATCTTTTTTTATTCTATCTGCTTTGTTTAAATCAACACGCACACCTTTTGTTTTCATGTCAAGTAAACATGGAAAGAGCCGTGTTTCGAGGTCAAAGATATTTGATAACTCTTGTTTAATTAATTCTAATTTAAAATGTTGCCACAATCTAAGTGTAAGATCCGCGTCCTGTTCTGCATAAGGACCAACATACATAGCAGGTAGCTTGTACATTTCTGCTTTCGCATCAACACCCCATTCTCTTGCGGCTTCATATAGTAATGCCTCTGACTTTGTATCTTTTAAATAATCTTTACCAAGTTCGTTTAGCGAGTATCTAAATCTATTTTCATCTATAAGTGGCGCGGCAATTAAGGTATCTATAATTTTACCTTTGACTTCTACACCCCACCATCTAAGCCAACCTACATCGTAAGCCGCGTTATGAAATATTTTATCACATGGTAAATCCATGATTTTTTGTATTTGTCTTTTAAGTATACCTTCATCAAAGTTACCACCACCCTCATGACGTATAGGAAAATAACCTTTCCAACCTTCTACAGCTATCGCAATTCCTGCTACATATCCATTATCTATCGCCCAGCCCGGACCATTTGTTTTAATGTCTGGATCGTATGTTTCTAAGTCTACAGCTATCTCTTTCGCTTCAGAAAGATTAGGAACTTTTTCCGGTGGTGTCCACTCACTTGGTGGTTGAAATAGTGGTATCTGTGTCATTATCTTTATCCTGTATTTCGCCTGCAATCGCCGCATATCCCGCCATGTCTATGTAACAATCTTCTGTAGGTCTGTGTTTAAGTCTTGCTACTTTTACAAGCAACATACATATCGCCACATCATGTGCTGATATATTATAATCTAAATATGCACTCCATAACTTTGCAATGTTTTCATGATTTTGATATTTATCACCGTAATCATGTTGGCGTTGACCAGTAACAATCTTTGCCGCTGTATCTAAATACTCTCTAGTTCTCATCTTTCTCCTTTTTGCTAATAGATCGTAAATCATTTGCAAGAAGTTGTAAATCAAGTAGTAATATTTTAAGCTCCTTATCAACTTTTTCACGATTTAGTTTTGGTAACTCAGCACGTATTTTACGCACTTGTTTTTCTGTTACACTAACTTGTTTCAATGCAGTCTCTATTGTAAACATTAAAATGCCTCCGAAAATTCTCTATCCGATTGTGATCTCACAATGTTCAAGGTGTTTCTTGCACGCGTCATTCCCACATAGAATACGCGTCGCTCTTCGTCTCGTTGTTTCCAATACGATGCATCGGCTTTACGAGTTAAATCTGTTAATAACATTACATTATCTGCTTCACCACCTTTTGATCCGTGTATCGTAGATAGTTTGATCCGTGGTGCGCGTCTAATGTTTTCTTTACGACGTAAACACATACGTACATAAGTTTTCTTTTGTGGTTCAATATTTTCTAATGCTTTGAACCAAGGTAATTCTTTATCTAACTTTAATCCATAATCAGATGTTAATGTATCAAAGGTAAATGTTTTATCTTTATCTACATTCTTCATTGCTTTAAATTTTTTATCAACACCTTCTCCTGTTTTAACATAATTATAAAATGATTTTACTCTTCTAATATCTAATTCTTTACCTCTACGAATATCTTCCCATGCAAGTATGGCGTCATGCACACGTTTATTAATAGAAGTACGATCTCCTCTTTCATAAAAATAACCATAAATTTTTAATTCATCTTCTAACTTATCTAAACGGTATCCGTCTCTTGCCAGTATCAACCACTGACCCTCTTTCATTTTTTGTAGCTGTTCTATTGGATGTATGTTTACTTGACCTTTTTCATCACGAGCTGTCCATTCCTTATCTACTCTATCTTTCACACGCTTAATTAATCTATTTGCTTTTGCATGAATAGATTCTGCTAAACGATATGATTTATTTAATATTGTTCTTGTGCCTTCCATGTTCATTAAGAACTCTGGTCTTGCACCTGCCCAACGATAAATTGCTTGATCATCATCACCTGCAACATACACACGCTTTGCTTTTGTTACAACACGCTCAACCATTTTCCATTGTAACCAACTAAGATCTTGTGCTTCATCAATAATAACTACATCAAAGTTTGGCATAAGGTCATAATGTTTTTTATTAAAATCTATAATCATGTCTGTCATATCATACTTGTTTCTTTCTCTTTTATAATCAATCAAAGACTTATCTATGTATTTTAGTTTTCGCAAACCACCTTCTATGTTTCCTATGTCTGGATCATTAAAATAATTTTCTGGTGTAATACCTCTTATCTTTGCACCATCTATTACTTGCATAAACACATCATCTGGAAAACCTGCACCATATGATTTAATATTATTATTTGGATTACTTAATTTTATTTGTGTCTTATCAGAAACTTTTTTGTAATCATCATCACTCATAATGTTTTCTTCTTTTAAATGTAGCTCTCTGTATGCTAAACTATGCAGTGTACGAAAGTTTGAAAACTCTTTTGAGTCATAACTTAATTGTGAAATAGCACGAGCCAATGCTTCATCTGCCGCTTGATTTGTAAAAGCAAGGTAAGCAATTTTATTAGGATTAACTTTATTTTCACGCAACTCTTTTTCTACTATGCGTAGTAAATAAGTTGTCTTACCTGTTCCCGGTGGTCCAAAAATAATGTTTCTCAAAACGGTGTCTCCTCTCCCATGTCTGGTGTAGAAAATTCATCGCTGTTTTTTCTTATCCAAGGCACATACCAAAGATATGCTGTCTTACCTTTTATTTTTCTTCTACCATCCCCGCCATTCAATTTACTTCTTATATGTGCCAACATTTGTGTGGTACTAAAATCTTTAAAATCATTCTTTTTCAAGAACTTCTGCAACCATTCTGATTTAAAATATGCAGTTTCTCTTTTTACTTTACCTTCTTTTTCTTCATATTCTTTTTCTTCAAACAATGCTTTACCCATATCTATTTCATCTATGTGCTCTGCTATTCCTTGATCTTCTAAGAAACGTTCTAGTAAACTTTCAAATCTACCTGTCTTTGTAATTTCATGTGGCATCTGTATAACTTCAACACTATCTAATAATGCTTGTAATCTACTGTCCCAATCAGCCGGTCTCATCATGTTAGGCATTACATTTATTTCATTCATACATGCTTGTCTAAATTTATGTTGATTATACAATTGATCGGTCGATAACTTTAATCTTCTACCATCTATATTTAAAAACCAAGTTGATTCATCACTTTCAAATTTTGTTAAGTCACTTACTTGATGTTCAAAAGAATTACCAATACCATATTGTTTTCCTCTACATAAATTTTGTGAACACACAGCACACATAGGTTGATCTTTACATTTGTATTGATAATCTTTTTTCTCATGTTGTCTTATTGTTTTTAAAACTTGTTGTGCAGGTAATGGTGTTTCCATATACTTATAATTAAACTCTTCTATTTTTGTTGACCAATCTTCTGGCCACTTCTTTTTTGCGTATACTGCGTATTGATATAATGTGTTATCTCTTCCGCCGGGTGGTATACCTTGTGACATCAATGTTGATAAACACGGAGGTCCATCATTTAATTCAACATCATTCTTTCTTTTTACTTTAAATTGTTTTAAACTTTCTTCGGTCGTACAATAAGTGTCATATAAAGAAAAGAAATCATCAAGACTACTAGCGCTCCCATCGTCACTATAGCCATGGCGCATAGAATCATCACCACCGTGATAGGGAAGATTAAGAAAGTTTCCAGTATCTCCACGATCCGCTTGTATTTCAATTTGTTTTGGAAATATTTCACAATTTGCATAACCTAATTCTCCTGCCCATTCTTGTAGTTTATCACGAACAAGCTTTGCTTGCACGGGTTCTTTTGTAAATAAAAATACGTGTGCTCCACCACTCTTTGATCTACACATAACAAGTGGT